AAAGGAACAACAATGGATGAAAAAGCCGATGTTTCTATCTTAGAAACAGGGGACGGAGTTGTTCCCCGAATTAAGTTAGGTGAACAAGGGTACACTGGTTTACAAGTAAGTAATGGACAGATTTACGAAGAAGCAAACCGTGAACTACGTTGGCCTAACAGTATAAAGACATTTAAGAAAATGTCAAGAGATGCAACAATCTCTGCTGCTTTAGACTTCTTTCGTGACATGATTAGTCGTGTTGAATGGAGAGTAGAGCCTAGTGATAAGAATGATGAAATGGCTTTAGCTAAAGCTCACTTCTTAACACAATGTATGACAGATATGGAACAGTCATGGGCTTCTTTCATTCGTGAAGTATGCTCGTTTAACACTTATGGATTTAGTATCCATGAAAAAGTGTATAGACGTAGATATAAGACACAAGGCAGTCGATATAACGATGGATTGGTAGGTTTACGCAAGTTACCTATTCGTTCACAAGATACTATTGATAAGTGGTTGTTTAGTAACGATGGTAGAGAATTAACAGGTGTTGAGCAATCCTTAACAGTGTTAAACAGTGTTGGTTTTCAAATACAAAACAGACCAACAAAGATTGAGATACCTCGTAACAAGTTTTTATTATTCAGAGCCAACAGTTATAAAGATAATCCCGAAGGTGTTAGTCCTTTAGTAAAATGTTACATTGCATACAAATTTAGAACACAATTAGAAGAAATTGAGGCTGTTGGTTATTCTCGTAATTTAGGCGGTGTTCCTCATTTAGAGCTACACCCTCGTTACATGGCTAGTGATGCTAGTGACGAAGAAAAAGCTGTTTACGAGATGTATAAGAAAATCATCACTCGTATTCATAATAACGAACAAGCAGGTATCATCACCCCTCTGATGTATGACCCTGAGACTAAACAACCTTATTTTAAGTTTAGCTTGTTGTCTGTACAGAATAGTGGTAGTCAATATATTGGCGAAGCAATTCGCAGATACGATAAGAAGATTCTTACCGCATTGTCTGCTGACGTTCTTATCTTAGGTCAAGACCAAGTAGGCAGCTTTAGTTTAGCAGGTAGCAAAACAAACATCTTAGCTGTTGCTATTGATGCGCGTTTGAAAGAAATACAAGAAGTGCTAAACAATGATTTGATTCCATCTTTGTTCAAACTGAATGGTTGGGAAGATGAGGAATTGCCTAAGTTTGTTTATGGCGACTTAGAAGAACGTGATTTAGAAATCTTATCTAAAGCTATTCAGCGTATTGCTGCTGTTGGTCTTGTTGCTAAAACACCTGATAACGTCAATGAAGTAGCTAAGATGTTAGACCTACCTTACCGTGTAGACGCTGATACAACACAAGAAGAACTTGATGCTTTGCTAGGTAAAGATGTGTCAAGAGCAGGTGACGGAATGGCCAAAGGCGCAGGTAATGGAACGAGTGATAAAATTGCTGAGAATAACACCTCAGATTTAAATACGGAGAATGCAGCGTGAAAGAGATAAACAAAAGCGTTGTCCAAACATTTGCTGATAAGTTATTAGATTTAGTTAGTATGACGTTTGGTGTTGACACTAAGTCAGAACCTACTGTTGAAGTTACAAAAGCATTAGACGTTGAACAACGTAGAGCAATGTTTGTTGCTTTAGCACCTAATGAAGTGGATGAACATGGTGATATGAATACAGAGGAAGCTGTTGAAAAAGCTTGCATCTCTTTCAATACCATGTGTAACAAAGCTAACCTATTCCACCGTATTGATACACAACACGCTGTCATTGAACAATCATACATCACTCCTGTTGGTTTTACAACAGATAGTGGTGTCGAAGTTAAGAAAGGTAGTTGGGTACAATGGTGGCACTTTCCAGAGTGCGATTCAAACTCTGAATTACTTTGGAAGATGGTTAAAGACGGTGACATACAAGGTATCAGCGTAGGTGCTACTGCTGTATTCACAGAATTAAAAGAGAATGACAATGCAAGCTAAACGATTGATACACGAATATCGTTTTGACAAAGCAACACATCATGTGGCTTTGGTTCACAAGAATCAAGGAGGCGCAGCGAATGGCTATAAAGAAGCCTTAGTGTTGAAGTCAACAAACGATATTCAAGATGAAGATATTGAAAAAGCAACAATGGTGAAAGTCACCTTACCATTCGAGGATTTCTTAGAGAAGTTCTTTGGGTTGTGGTGTGACGATGCCGAAACGCTTACACAAATCTTGGGCTTTGAATTAGAAGAAGATGACATGGAAGAAAATATGTCATGGGAACAATACAAAGCTAAAGAGGAAGAAGAAAAACAGAAATTCATTCAAAGTGTAGAAATCTTAAAGTCATTGAAAGATGGCGATGTTTCTATCGGTGACTTGAGTGCTAAATCATTCTTGTCTGTTCTTGAGGCTCAAGAGAAATTTGAAGCCTATCTACAAAAAGCAAAGGAGACCCCTGTGAACACAGTGGAATTACAAAAAGCTAAACAAAACTTAGCTGATGTAACTGCTCAATTAGCCGAATTACAAAAAGCTAAGGACGCTGTTGCACAGGAGTTACAAGCTGCATTAGCAGAAGTACAAAAAGCTAAGGAATTAAACGAATCGTTAATTGCTGAAAAACAAAAAGCAAAAGACAATGCTCGTTTACAACAATTAGAAGCTGTTAAATCGAAAGAGGAAGCTGCTGAATTGTTCAAATCTTTAAACTCTTTAGATGATGTAGCTTTCGCTACTGTTATGAAAAGTTTAAAAGCCGCTTCTGACTTAGAGGCAGAAGTATTCAAAGAGAAAGGCGTTAGTGGCGGTGCTGATGATAGCACAGATTTGGTCGCTAAAATGTTAGCCAATAAATATAAAGCACAATAATCTAGGAGATTAATATGTCTGCTGTCGCAATTGACACCCCACGTTTATCAAGTGTAGTAATGCACGAATATGAGCCATCTACCCAATATTGCCGTGATGTTATCACCGTTAATGAAGGTAGTCAATTAGAATATCCAATCGGTACGGTGTTAGGTAAAGTAACCGCTACTGGTAAATACAAGCTTGTTGAAGCCACTGCTACTGACGGTAGTGAAGTAGCTGCCGCTATCTACATTTCAGCTAAGGACGGTAGTTTTGGTACGTCCACTATCGCTGCTTCTACTGACACATCTGTTATCGCCTTAGTGCGCGGTGCTGCTATTGTAGGTAAAGCTGGTTTAGTTTTTGGTGCTTCTGTAAACACCACTAACGAATTAAATACCGCTTACAGTCAATTAGCTGCTGTTGGTATTTTGTGCCGTGACCAAATCGGTTCATTCCCAACTATCGCTTAATAAGGAATTAAAATAATATGGCTATTATTCGTTCATACACAAATGCTTTTGAAATCATTGATCGTACCCCTGAGATTAACTCAATCCCTAATACTTACGGCATCATCGGTGCTTTAGGTATCTTTGGTGACGTACAAGGTTTAACTACTCGTACTTTATCTTGGGAAGATATTACACACAACACGGCTATTATGCAAGACGCACCTTACGGTGGTCGTAGCATTTATGGTAAAGACAGTGCGCGTAAAACATACCAAGCACCTATTCCACACTATCCTTTGGACTTTAAAATCAGTCCAGAAGATGTACAGGGTAAAACAGCTTATGGTACTAACGACCAAGCTGAAACTGTTGCTGCTGTTGTAATGCGTAAGTTAGAAACCGCTAAACGCTCACACGATTTATTCTTAGAAGTATCTCGTGCTAAGTTGATTGAAGATGGTAGTGTATATGCACCTAATGGTACAATCTCTCATAACTTCTACACTGATTTAGGTGTAACTCGTAAAGAGATTGACTTCGTATTAGGTACTGCTGGTACTGATGTTATCGGAAAAATTGAAGAAACTATTGCTTACCTCATTGACAATTCTTTTGTTGGTGGTATGGGTAGCACAGGTATGGTAACTATCTGTGGTAGTGGCTTCTTCACTAAGTTGATTAACCATCCAAAAGTACAAGCTGCTTATACTTATTACACCTCTACTCAAGAGCCATTACGCAACCGTTTAGGTAGCAATTTGCCAATGGGGACGAGAGTTTTCGAACACGCAGGTATGAAGTTTGTTGAGTATCGTGGTTTGAAACCTGATGGCACTGCTTACATCGGCACTAACGAAGCCAGAGTTGTACCTACAGGTATGACTGATGTGTTCCAAAACTATGCCGCTCCAGCATTGAAAATGGATACAGTAAATACTATTGCATTACCAAGCTACGCTTTCCAATATACCGACCCTAAAGGTAATGGTATGGAAATTGAGACAGAATGTAACATCATCTCTGTTGTTAAAAAGCCTCAACTCATTATTCGCGCTTATACCGCGTAATAAGACATGGCAGTTGAAAGACTGCCTATGTTATTAGGTTTTCAATGAGAGTCTAATAACATAGTAATAAAGGAGAATGAGATGACTTTAGATTTAGCAAATTCATCTATTGATAGAGTACGTCTTAGACTCGGTGACACTAATTGTCCATACATATTAGACGACCAATCAATCGAATATTATATCACTAAAAATAATGGTAACGAGAATAGGGCTTACAAAGAGCTTCTTACTGTTGTTTTATTTTCTTTGTCAAGATATACAAGAGAGAGAGCAGGTGAGGTTGAGGTCTATGGTAATGAGTACTTCCGTCAATACTATGACGCTGTTAAGCTCGCACTATCCAACCCAGACCTGAAATATATAGTAGCTATGCCGTTCGCAGGTGGTATCAGCCGCAGTGATATGCTGACAAACCAACAAGATGTAGACTCAGTTGATAAACCGTTTTATAGCGGCTTCACTGATGAAACACCTTCTTATTTGAATAAGACAGTGTTTGTACCCTCTGAAAGTGGGGTGTAGATGTGGCAAAAGGTGGAAGACGAACAGGCAGTAAGAACAATAAACTGGACATCAAACTTGATTTAGAACCACTAGACTTCTTGCAAAAGCGTTTATCAGATGTAGATGCCAAAGAGATTAGATGGGGCTACTTTGACAAAATATACACAGCACAAAAGCCAAATGATAGAAGAACTGGGCTACCTGTTGCGGTTATAGCTCTTTGGCACGAATACCTCCAAGCAGCAGGAGAGGGTGGTTATCCTCAGCGACCTTTCTTTAGTCAAGCAAGACCTGATTTTATTGTCGTTGGTAAGAATATAGCACCATTCATCTTTGGTCAAGAATTGCTTGGTAGGATAAAGAACACACAAGGTGGTATAGAAAACGCTTTCCAACATCGTTTAAGTACCATTGCTAAACGTATGTGTGCTTTGGTTGTTGCTTCTATTGATAGTGGTAATTTCGACCCATTAAAACCAAAAACAATCGCTAAGAAAGTTAAGAATGGTTTTCCGCCTGACATATTAATAGAAACAAGTCAATTACGCAATAGCTTACAGTGGATGATTGTGAGCAAAAAAGCGTATGGTACAAACAGAAAAGTGATTGGTAACGTATCTGACGAAACAGTTAAAATCGTATTAAAACAAGACTTCAACGGAGAATAAAATGCTAACACCACGTTTTCTATCCGTTGGTAGCGTGTGTCTTACTGTAAAACGTAAAACAGCAGGAAGCTATGTCAATAGTAGATGGCAAGAAGGCACAGAAACAACAATTAAGATTAAAGCCAATGTACAACCAAACCTATCAGGTAGAGATGTAAGAACACTACCCGAAGGCGATAGAAGTAAAAAGACAATCAAGTTATATACAACATCTGATATGAATGTGGCAGAGCAAGGTGAATTACTTGAGGGTGATAAAGTGTTGTGGAAAGGTGAGTGGTATGAAGTGAGAGCTACATTCCCTTACGAGATGGGTGTTCTTAATCATACAAAAGCTATTTGTGTTAGAGAGGAGACAACATGACAGATGTTCTCAATTCATCTTACACAAGCATAGAAGATAGTATCTCTACAGCAGTTAATTCTTTAGGGTTAGGTATAACAACGATATGGCATAACAACAATGGTGTAGAGCCTGATACATCGTATTTAGCGATGGTTGTTGTATCAGATACAGCAATGTCTAGTCCGTACGAAAGTGTGCTTGTCAATGGCACAACAAGAGAAGTGACACTAACAGCACAATATGAGGCTGTTGTTAGATTTCAATTCATTGGTAAGAATAAACAAAATGGTGGTAGTAATATCAATGCTGCCAACATTGCCAAAACATTTGAAACAAAGATGCGTTTTGCAGGAACACGTTTAAAGTTTGCTGATAATGGATTATCTGTTGTTCGAGTAGGCTCTTTAAAACAAATCCCTGTCATGCGTGACAATGCTATTTATACAAACACATCTATTGATGTTGTGTTTGGTTATGAGCATATCACCAAAGATGTGTACAACACTATTGATGAAGTAGAAGTGATGGGTACATATCAATTCACTTATGTTCCTGCTTTCTCTCATGGGTACGGAAACAATTATGGCTATTCATACGGAATGGTCACAACAACAGCAACAATAGAGGACTACAATGTTTCTCTTACTCTGCCATAAATAATAAATAGGAGTCAACATGACAACAATTAATGATATTGTTAATGTCAGTATCACACGAGAAACACGCTCTATTCAACGTGCTTCTTTCGCAATCCCTTGTTTCATTGCATCTCATGTTCAATTTAGTGAACGTGCTAAAGAATACAACAGCATTGATGAAGTGACAGCAGATGGGTTTGCTACTACATCTAATGTGTACAAAGCAGCATCAAAATACTTTAGTCAAGAAGTGGCTGTTGATAAGATTATCATTGGTCGCAGACAAGTAGATGTAGCTACACTAACACCTACAGTAGCTAACAATGCTATTTACAGCTTTAAATTAAATGGTACAACAATCAGTTATACCTCTGATAGCTCTGCTACGGCTGCCGAGATTGTAACAGGTTTACAAGCCGCTATTACAACAGCAGGGATTACTGACCCTGTTGACAGTGGTTCTACTACATTAATTTTAACATTAGGTACTGCTGACGGATTTACTGTTACAAACTTAACATCTAACTTAGCAATGGTGCTAGATACCTCTACAGAAGCATGGGGTGATACTATTGATGCTGTTCGTAATGAAAACAACGAATGGTATTGTGTAAGTATTGACAGTCGTTTAGAAGCTGACTTCCTCACTGTTGCTGCTTATGTTGAAGCTATTAAAGCTACATCACCTAAATTGTTTGTGTTCTCTAGCTCTGCTTCTGCCGTTAAGACATCTTCTACAAGTGACATCTTTAGTCAGATGAAAGCATTGAATTATGAGCATACCGCTTATATTTGGAAAGGTGATGCTGCTAACTATCCTGAGTGTGCTTTAGTAGGTCGTTTTGCACCTGAACAAGCTGGTAGCAACATTTGGGAACAGAAAACCCTTATCGGCACTACTGTTGACAATTTAACAAGTGGCGAAGCTAACTACATCTTAGGTAAGAATGGTTCTACTTACGAGCGTGTTGGTGGCTTTGATGTTGTTGTTGGTGGTAAAGTAGCTTTTGGGGAATGGACGGATGTGATTGTGTTCGTGGACTATTTAAAAGCTCGTTTACAAGAAAACACATGGTTCTTGTTAGTAAACACTCGTAAAGTTGGTTACATCGTAGCAGGTGCTGCATCTATCGAAGCTGCTGTACGTCAAACATTAGCTGAGGGTATTCAAGTAGGCGGTTTAGCCTCTGACCCTGAACCTGTTGTAACAGTACCTAATGTATTATCTTTAAGCTCTGCTCAACGTGCTTCTCGTGTATTACCTAATGTTACATTCACTGCTCGCTTAGCTGGTGCTATTCGTGCTATTAACATTTCTGGTACAGTGTACGCTTAATAAGGAGATAAATTATGTCTAGCAATCGTACTACTACATTATCTCCTCAAGATACTGTTATCGTCATTACCCATAAAGCATCTGGTATGGTGCATACATTAGGTGGGTATATGGACGGTACACATATCACTATTGAGATGAACGCTGATAAAACCTATAACAAACACGTTGGCGTGGACAACGTTCACTCTCGTATTTATAACTCTGATACCTCTGCCTCTATTACAGCTTCTTTAGCACAAACATCGGCATCTAATGATGTTCTTTCTTGGTTATACAAGTATGATGTTGCTAGTCGCAATGGTGACGGTTTGTTCTCTATGCTAATCCGTGACGGTTCAGGTCGTAGCTTTTATTATACTGATGAAGCATGGATTAGTGACTTACCTGACAGTACATTCGGGAATGACATGAATGGTCGTGATTGGATGTTTGACACAAGTCGTATGGATATTTTATTAGGCGGTAATGGTAAAATTAGTCCAGAAGATATAGCTGCTGTTGAAGCATTAGGTGGTAACGTACCTGCTGAATGGCGCGTTTAAGATTAGGAGATCCCTGTGAGTGTTTATACTTATTCACCATCCGACATAAGCGTTACGCTTGCAGGTAGAAAACTCTATGGTTTTGCTGAGGGACAGGTAGTTTCTATTAAACGCGAAACGCCTGTCTTTACACATAGACGTAGTATGGACGGTAATGTTGTTGTCACTGTTAATAGGCATAGCACTTATACAGTGACAGTGACATTAGCACAAACATCTCCTGTTAATCAATTCTTACACCAAGTACAGAAGTTACAAAAGAACAGCGTGTCTGTATTAAACAACAGAAGTCCTTTTAGTGGATTGAGTGGTTTAGCAAAGATTAAAGCTGTGTCATCTAGTCTTATGACAAAGATGCCTCTTATTATCAAGTCTGATAAGAGTATATTCTTTTCTACTAAAGTGTGGTTAGATGAAGAACCAGAAGTCACATACTCGAAAGGGATTGAAAACAGAGTATGGACAATCAAGTGTTTTGATGCTTCTCACACTATTGCTGGTGTAGATGATGATAATGATTTCTTAGAAGCGTTAGCTGCTATCCAAATATTGTCAGAAGGGACGTCTATTATTGAGGGGTTATTTTAATGTCATTAACATTCTATGACCCATCTGAAAATACATTATCCGTAGCAGGTGTTACGTTAGGAGGGATTACAAGAATCTCTTTAAGACGTGGCAATGTTACAACAAAGAAAGTAGATGGTATTCACGAAGTATATTCTGCTCGTGTAAAAATGAATCGTAAACCTTTCTTGTTATCTATTACAATGTTACAAACATCGCCATCTCTTGTTTATTTAGAGCAGTTATTGGCAAGAACAGAGAGAAGTCCTGATTCATTCTTTAGTGTTATGCTAACAGGAAATGGTGGTACTGTACACATTAACAGCACAGGTTATATAGAAACTGGTGCTGATTGTGATTTAGAAGAAGCTCTAGGCGAAAGGACATGGACAATCTGTGTTAATCCTTATGCCTTTGGTGGATTGATAGATTTGCTTGTATAGGCAAGCTAGGGTAGTTTGGGAAAGCTACCCATTTATTTATTACTTTGAGAATGATTGTATTCTCTATCATTTAGGCGTATCAAAATGTTCAAGCAAAAAGAAGTCTTAATTGGCTCTACCCAATATACCATTAATACATTATCTGCAACAAAAGCACTGTCTCTACAACCAAAGGTTATGAAACTGATTGGTCGTAGTGTTATTGAATTTATGAGTGCCGGTGATGTTGCTAAAGCAGATTCCACAGAAATCACTCCTGACATCGAAGCTAACGTGTTATCTCGAATTGCTGAGGTGTTCTTAGAAGATATGGAGAAAGTGGATATTGCTTCATTATCTAAAGAATTAATTGAATCTTGTGTGTTTAAGAATGGATTGAGTGTAAACTTTGACAATGAGTTTACAGGTAATTTAGCTACATTATATCGTTTGTTATTTGAAGTGATTAAGTTTAACTTCTTAGATGTTTTTCTAAACCTCGCTTCCGACAAAAAGTAAGACAAACGGAAACGAGTGATGACAGATTATCCTCTCGTCTTACGAAACAGATAAATGAACAGTTTAGTGTTCACCCTGAAATATATAGGGTGATTACAAGCCAAGAGCCTAGATTAGCTACATTGCATGAATTGCAAACAGTGTATTCGTTAGAGGATTTATACGACTTCTTAGAAATCTTAGAAGTGAGGGACGCTATCCTTGCAGAAGATAAAGCTCGCAGAGATAAAGAGAAATAAGGGGCTATAAATGTCACAACAGATTGCTAGTCTTTATGCTAGTCT